TTATGGAAAAGAGATACAGGATTTGATGTTTCACAAATTGGAATTGATCTACGTGGAGTTGGTGCATTAACTACTGAAAATGTTTTTATTGCTAATTGTACATTTAGAGATTTAAGCATTGCTGTTAATAGTATCCATGATACACGTACTGTTACACTTGCAGACAATATCTTTGACTTTTTACATGTAGGTATTGACTTAGGTAGATCCAGTAGTGGATCAGGTGGTCAAAGTTTAGGTCCACAAAACTATATTATTAAAAATAATAAATTTGATAGAATTAATGATTTTGGTATTGCAGTTCATAAACCTGTTGCAACGATGAGTCCGGTAGGACATTTGTCAACTGGTAACATTTTCTTAGATGTTGGTAACAATATGAATGGACAAGATAATCCACAAACAAGTGTTATTAAATTTGAAGAAACATTGTGTGATTCTGTTGCTGATACTTTTGAAAGAGATGCAATTATCAATCAAACTGCAAATATTGAAGCACCATATAAACCTACAGTTGATGGTTTTCATTATACTAAAAGTAGAATAAATGAATATTCTATGGCAGAGTCTGATGCATTTAAAACTTTTACAAAGATACCATTTACAGATAAAAAAATTGCTTACATGGACTACAAACTAGTTAAAACATCTGGCAGTGCTACAACACGAGCAGGCAGATTAACTATTACAGTCCAAGATACTACAAACATTAATGTTACTGATTCATATAGCCATACAGGTGCTAGTGACGGTAACGTTGAATTTGGTGCAATACTTGATAACTTAGATAGTACAGTAGGTAGTGAAACTGTTAAAGTTCAGTTTAAAAACTTAATCGGTAATGGTGCAGGAACATTAACATACGCTCTTAGTTATTTTGCGTAATAATGTTTTTAGACACAACTACCGAACAACGTATTACTCATTGGCGTGAGTTCCGAGAAAATTTAACACAGTCAACTACTCCTTTACAGGATATTGTTGACCTATGGAAAACTGCGCCAGTTACAGAACGAAACTTAGATCCTTGGAGTTCTCAACGGTGGCCAACGCCATGGGAACTATTAGAAGAAAACCGGTTTTGTCCCGTAGCAATACCCCTAATGATGGGTTGGACGGCCAAGTTAAGTACAAGGTTATCCACAAGCGATGTTTTGATAAAATTATATATAGACCATACTGAACAAAGATACTATAATGTGTGTATGGTTGATAATAACTTATTAAACTATAAACAAGAAGTAGTAAAAATTGAAGACCTACAAGGTACAATGCATTGCCAGTATTCAACTGATCTTGCATAGTGATTGTAAATAGTACAAAGAAGAACGAGAATAGAGAAAGAATTTATTGGCAGGAGAAAACATGAACAAACCCATTATTATCACTAAAAGAAACGGCAAAGGCGAAAAATTAAATCTTGATAAGATTCACTTTGTTGTAGAGGAGGCGTGTAAAGATTTAACAGGTGTAAGTGCTTCACAGATCGAGATGAATGCAGACTTACAATTTGTTGACGGCATGACTACCGAAGACATTCAAAACGTATTAATTAGAAGTGCAAACGATTTAATTAGTTTAGAAAATCCTAATTATCAATATGCCGCGGCTAGACTACTACTGTATGATCTTCATAAAAAAGTTTATAACCGTTATGAACATAATAGTTTAACTACTATTATTAATAGAAATATTGAGAGAGGTGTATATGATCCTGCCATAAAAGAAAAATATACACAATCAGAATTAAAGAAACTTAATACTTTTATTAAACATGATCGTAATGAAGATTTCACTTATGCTGGATTACGTCAAGTAGTAGATAAGTACTTGTGTCAGGATAGAAGTACTGGAGACATTTATGAGACTCCGCAATTTATGTATATGATGATTGCGGCAACTTTATTTGCAGACTATCCTAAAGAAACACGTTTAACTTATGTAAAGAAATATTATGACGCGACCTCCCTTTTTAAAATCAACATACCTACCCCTGTCATGGCTGGAGTTAGGACTCCTATTCGTCAGTTTGCCAGTTGCGTTCTTGTTGATGTGGATGATACTCTTAGTTCTATTTTTAGTAGCAATAGTGCGATCGGTTACTACATTGCTCAAAGGGCAGGTATTGGTATCAACTCAGGACGAGTACGAGCAATTAATTCAAAAATCAGAGGTGGAGAAGTAGCACACACAGGTGTGATTCCTTTCCTTAAAGTTTACGAAAGTACAGTACGCAGTTGTACACAAAATGGTGTACGTGGCGGAAGTGCTACTACGCATTTCCCTTTATGGCATTATGAAATCGAAGACGTCCTTGTACTAAAGAACAACAAAGGTACAGACGATAACAGAGTACGTAAGTTAGATTATTCAATTCAACTTAACAAAACTATGTACGAAAGGCTGTTATCTAATAAAGACATAACTCTTTTCTCGCCACATGATGTTCCAGATTTGTATGAAGCATTTTACGCTGATCAAGATAAGTTTGCTCAACTATATGCAAAATATGAAAAGGATACATCTATCCGTAAGAAAACTTTAAAAGCAATGGATCTATTTTCTGCGTTACTTAAAGAACGAGCAGAAACCGGACGTATCTATATTATGAATGTGGATCACTGTAATACACACTCTTCCTTTAAGGATACTGTGTATATGAGTAATCTGTGTCAGGAAATTACATTACCAACAAAACCTGTACAGCACATTGATGATGAAAATGGTGAAATTGCTCTTTGTATTCTTTCAGCAATCAATGTTGGTTTAATTAATCACCTAGAAGAATTAGAACCGTTATGTGATCTTGCTGTCAGAGCATTAGAAGAAATAATTGATTATCAAGGTTATCCTGTTAAGGCGGCCGAGATTTCAACTAAGGCTAGACGATCTCTTGGTGTTGGTTATATTGGACTTGCACATTACCTTGCTAAACATAAGGTTAAATACAGCGACAAAGAAGCATGGAAACTTGTACACGATCTTACTGAAGCGTTCCAGTACTTCTTATTAAAGTCATCGAACGAATTAGCAAAAGAGAAAGGTCCATGCGAATACTTCCATCGTACAAAATATAGTGACGGTATATTACCGATTGACACATATAAAAAAGATATTGATGCGATTGTATCCGTTAAAAAATACAAATATGATTGGGAGAATCTTAGATCATCTATTACCACACACGGCCTACGGCACTCAACATTGTCCGCACAGATGCCATCAGAAAGCAGTTCCGTTGTGTCAAACGCAACAAACGGTATTGAACCACCTAGAGCATACTTGTCCGTTAAGAAAAGTAAAAAAGGGCCTCTTAAACAAGTTGTTCCGCAGTATGGTCAACTAAAGAACTTTTATACCCTATTATGGGACATGAAAGGCAACGAAGGTTATATAAATATCGTGGCTGTAATGCAAAAGTTTTTCGACCAGGCCATTAGTGGAAACTGGAGTTACAATCCATTGCAGTATGAAAACAATGAAGTTCCTATGAGTGTAATGATGAAGGACTTACTTACTACCTATAAGATGGGTTGGAAAACAAGTTACTATCAAAACACTTATGACTTTAAAGGTGACGATGATAAAGAAACATCTTTGGAACAAACAAAAGTTGACAATGATGTAAATGGTGTTACAATAACAAGTACAAATGGACACACCAACGGTGAAAGCCAAACAGAAACAGTAGATGACGAGCATTGCGACGCATGTGCAATTTAGGGGTAGTAAATGAGCAAGAAGGACACACAGAAAAGAATGGTAAAGACAGTATTCAATCGCGAAAAGGTTGACTTCACAAAGGAACATATGTTTTTTGGAGCAGACCAAAACACACAACGTTATGACGTATTCAAGTATCCAGAATATGACAAACTTAATCAAACAATGCTTGGTTATTTTTGGAGACCTGAAGAAGTTAGTTTGCAAAAGGACAGAGGCGACTATGCTGAATTTCGTCCAGAGCAAAAACATATCTTTACAAGTAATTTAAAATATCAAACACTGCTCGACAGTGTACAAGGACGTGGTCCTTGTTTAGCATTCTTGCCATACTGTTCTAATCCAGAATTAGAAAGTTGTATTGTAGCATGGGATTTCTTTGAAACTATTCACAGTCGTTCATATACACACATTGTAAAAAATGTATATGCAAATCCAAGTGAAGTGTTTGACACTATCTTAGATGATGAAAAAATTATTGAACGTGCTGAAAGTGTAACAAAAGAATACGATGCATTTAATGAAATTGCAAATCAATATTTTCAACATGGTAAAGGAACACTTTACGAAGTTAAAAAATCTTTGTACAAAGCAATGATGACTGTAAACATCTTAGAAGGTTTACGTTTTTATGTTTCATTTGCATGTACATTTGCATTTGGTGAATTGAAACTCATGGAAGGATCAGCAAAGATTATTTCGTTGATTGCCCGTGATGAAGCAACACACCTTAACCTATCAACACATATCCTAAAGCATTGGGCAAAAGGAGACGATGATCCAGACTTTGTAAAAATTGCAAAAGAGTGTGAGGACGAGATCTACGACATGTGGCGTCAATGTGTTGAAGAAGAAAAAAATTGGGCAGACTACTTGTTTAAAGACGGCAGTATGATCGGACTCAATGCTAATCTACTACATGCTTATGTTGAGTTTATTGCAAACAAAAGACTAAAAGCATTAGGATTAAAAACTATTTACGATCGTCCACTAAATCAAAACCCTCTACCATGGACACAACACTGGTTATCTAGTGCTGGACTTCAAGTTGCTCCACAAGAAACTGAAGTTGAAAGTTATATCGTTGGTGGATTAAAACAAGACATTGAAGAAGATACTTTTAAAGGATTTGAACTATGATTACTATATACGGAAAACCACAGTGTCCATTTTGCGACAAAGCAAAAAATCTTTGTGAACAAAGAGGATACAAATATGAATACAAAACATTAGGCAAAGATTATCAAATAGAGGAATTGCTTGAAACTTTTCCTGGTGCTAAAACAGTACCACAAATTATTATTAACAGCCAGAAAGTTGGGGGATTTAACGATTTCGAAAATTATCTTGAAGACACAGGCTATAACGGAACAGGACACGGACAATAATGTTATTAGAACAACACTACAAAATTGATGATGTTATTACAATTAAACTTTCATCAGGCGAAGAACTAATAGGCAAATTACAGGAAGAAACAGACGATTTTTTTAAAATTAGAATGCCACTCACATTAGTAGCAGGACAACAAGGATTAGGACTTCAACAGTTTTTATTCACAGGCGATCCTGAAGGTGCAATTAAAATTAATAAAACTGCCATCACAGTAACAACTAAAACTGTAGATAACTTTGCTAAATTGTACATTGAACGTACAACAGGATTAGCAACACCTCCTGCAAATCTACAAGTAAAATAATCCGATAAATACTTGTATGCATGAGTTTGTATTCAAGGTAAATGGTAAATTAGTTACAGTTGATTCTTGGGAGGATATCCCTACAGAATTTGACCATGTAATCAAGTTTGCTCCTACAGTCCCGGAACCACCTCATACTCAAGAACAACACGAAGAAATAGATAAGTGGAATTCTAGATTACAATCTTTAATGGAGAAAGAACGTGCCGGCAATAACTAGAAAAGGTGATAAAGATGTTACTCATTGTTCTACACCAGTGCGTGAAGGACACAGTCCAGATGTATATTCTAATGGGATCCCTATTTCAAGACAAGATGATGTAAACAATAGTCATTTACTTCCAGGCGTACCTTGCCCTAGTCATAGTGCACCTATTACAACAGGATCTACAACAGTTTTTATTAACGGTAAAGGCTGTGGAAGAATAGGTGATGCTGTTACAGGATGTACTTCAGTTGCTGAAGGATCCGGAGATTGTTTCGCAGGCGGTTAGGCTCTGCCCCAAGGTATTGGATTACCTTTATCATCAACAACTAAATCACTAGTATCTTTATATTGAGCAACCATTATACCTTTACCCTTACCATCTGCAATCCATCTACAAGGTTTAATTTCTCTTTCATTGTGATATCTTGCTAGGTGGTGGGTAATAATACCTCTTGCTTTTACGCCGGCCATTATTTTCCTTGTCCTCTATAAAACTTGTGACTACGTTTTTTAGATTTGTTCATTGATGAAAACTTGCAACGTGCTTTGGTTCCTGCCTGACTTGTTTTCTTAGGTTGTGAAACATGTCCTTCGTATGACTTATGTATTTTCATATTACCTTCCTAACTTTGCTTTTAATGCTTTTAAGGCCGCTCTTTTCTTTTCTAGTATTGCCGCCTGTCTTACTTTTCTACCTAGTGGTAATGATTGTATTGTTTCGTATGTTCCACCTTTTTTGGCTGTCCATTCGACTCTAACTGATTTACTTTCAGATCCACTTTGGAAAGATCGTACTGCTTTCCGGTAACTCATTTCTTCTTTTGTTACAACGTTATCACCATCATAGAAGGTGTAAGTTCTCATTTTTGCCATAACTCTCCTTTGGTTAGTTGTTGGGCGTTTTCTTGAGCATTAGTTATCATTTTTTTTTAAAATACGCACTTTATGGTTGACAACATATGTAAAAGGTGCTATAAATATAAGTGTAATTGTTGACAGCATCGTATGTCACAAGAACAGGACCCGGGGGCGGTACCCGGCGCCTCCACCATAAACACATGGAGTTAAAAATGGTAGTAGATTTTAAGGAAAAATGTAGGATTTATTACATGGTAAAAGGCAATTTAGTAGGATTAAGCAAAAAGCAAATTGAAGAATCCTACGATAGTTACTTTAAAAGACTCTGGGGAAACCATGAAGCAGTGTACAGAGAACAAGGCTTCGAAGAAAACTACCGTGTGTTTATGATGGGGGCGAAATAGGATCGACTGGCTTGTTAAGGGTGAAAGAGATTACCGGTAAGGAACGACCGAGCGTATATGGGGAGACTCATGCTACTGTCCAAAACTATAACTGCAAACGATAATTTTGCATCTGAAGAGTTACGCCTAGCGGCTTAATTCGACGGGGTTGGCAACTTACCTGGCAACAGAAAAGTTGCGTTTTACTAGACGCAAAGGAGTTTTACATGCGTACTATCTTTTTAGCAACATTCGTTGCTTTAATTACAACTACTGCTAGTGCTTCAACAACAGTAGTAACAGATCATTACAAAACTGTAATGAAACAAATTCCATACACGCAGGAAACTTGTCGACTAGTTGATGTTCCTGTATATGGGACTGTAGACTCAGAGCCTACAACAGGTGATATTCTCACTGGCGCTATTATTGGTGGCGTTATTGGAAATAACATCAAAGGAGAAAAAAATGGCGGTGCCGCTGGTGCTGTCATTGGTGGATTGCTAGGTGCAAACAATAAGAATAAAAAGCAAACTATTGTAGGGTATCGGCAAGAAGAACAGTGTAATACTATCACAGAGTATACACGTTCGACCGAAGAGGTATATGATTACAGTACTGTTAGATTTACTGACGGTGGTCGCGAATATACACTGCGATTTAAGAAGTAATAAATACCTAGTAGAAGCATACTATAAAACGCCATAGGCAATACATATAAAAACGAGAGAATAGTAAAAAATACGATTAGGGGTGTTGGAAACGGTACCCCTAATCTTTTATCTACGGTAAATACAACTAGGAGAACACCATAAATGTCAGTAAAAGTAATTGATAGTTTTAGACTAGTAGTAGCCAAAAAAGGCGCTTCAAATATAGGATCAGTTGAAGCAGATGCAGATAACGATACACTAACCATTGAAGCGGGTACAGGTATTGGATTAACTGTTGATCCAGCAACAGATACCCTTACAATTATCAACGAACAGCAAAGTGAAGCATTACTGGCGGCTAGAAGTCCTATCTATATTAGAGCAGATGACTCGGCGATTGTACAAGTAGGACCAGGTGAAAACTTTGGTATACTTGGCGCCGGCGTTGCTACTACAGCATCAAATGCTGAAGGCGACATTACTGTTACAGTTCCAGCAACACTTTCAAGTTACACAAACGATACAAATTTTATTGCAGGCGATAATCTAGGCGATCGTGCTGATGTGGTAATCACAAGTGTCGCTGACAATGATCTATTACAGTATGACACAGCAAGTGGCGAGTGGCAAAACAAATCAATTACAAACGCAGGATTTGCAACAGTATCAACCACAGGTGTTTACGGTGATTTAACAACAAGACCAAACATTTCTTTCACAGGCGATGTAACAGGCGGCACTGGCGGACAACTAGCAGGTGGTGCTTCTAATATTGCAATAACACTTGCTAACTCAGGAATCGCGGCAGGAACATACAGTGGATTTACAGTTGATGCTAAAGGTAGAATTACAGCGTTCAACCAAGCAGATGCAAGTTCGGAAACACTAACAAGCGTTACAAACAGAAATAACTCAACAACAAATTCAATTACAATTGGTGGATTATCAATTGGAACAGCATATTCATTACCGACTACAATAGGTAGTGACGGAACAGTATTAAAAATACAAAACGGGGTATTACAATTTTTACCTGGAAGTGCTGAAGGAACTTTAAGAATTGTTGCTGATGATAGTACAGAAAGAACGATTGAATCAGGAGAAGTTTTACAAATAGTTGGTACTGGCCCAGTGTCAACATCAACTGATGCTGAGGGAAAACTTACAATTAATTCAACTCCTACTATTGATCAAGTATTAGGGTATGGTTCATCTACAACTAAACATTTAACTACAGGAAATCTTACAGTTGGAAATGTAACAATGCCAACTACATTAGGTGCTGACGGAACTGTTCTTAAAGTACAAAATGGTGAGTTAAGATTTATTGCTGGTGGAGAGGATAGTTTTGCTCTTAGAGTATCAGCAGACGATTCTACAGAAAGATTTATAAATTACGGAGAAGTACTACAATTTGTTGGTAGTGGTGATGTTTCTACATCAACCGATATTGATGGACAGGTTACAATTACATCAGCACCAACATTAGATAATGTTCTTGGAAATGGTAATGCATCTACAGAAGCAGTAAACTTCCAAGGTAATGTTACATTAGGTAGCGATACTAGTGATAGTATTACTGCTAACGGATTGTTCTTAGGTAGATTTCCATTATCATTAGATGGTCAAACAGCAGGTAACAGTTTATATACTAGACTTGAAGTCGTAGATCCAACAGCCCTTAGAACAATTACTATACCTGATGCAACAGGTACTATGGCATTTGTTGGTGCTGACCTATCAACATTTACTAATGATTCAAACTTTATTACAAATAGTGACAATACATCAGGTAATGCAGGAACTGCAACACTTTTACAAACTGCTAGAAATTTTAGTGTAACTGGATCAGTAACAGCAAGTAATGTGTCCTTTAATGGTAGTGGTGATGTTGTACTTAATACTACATTTACAAATAATAATATAAGTCAATTTACAAATGACTCAGGATTTGTTACCGACGGTCTAACAACAGCAACTCCGGTTAGCACGTTGCCAAACGATGCAAATTACATGAGTAAGTTTTTTATCTCTGCAGATGATAGTACAGCAATACAAGTTAACGGCGATGAACAAATTAAAATTTACGGCGGAGGCAATGTTACAACATCAAGTGATGCTGAAGGAACTTTAAGAATTGTTGCTGATGATAGTACAGAA